ATCAACGCAAGAAATGTAGTAGAGAAACATAAGAAGAAAAGGCCCATAGTATCGTAATTTAATTTCATTTTCTTAACTAGATTTTAACTCCTTATATGGTATACTAATAGAATAGGAAATCATATAAGGAAGATGAATGAAAAAGAAACCAGTTATATTGGTAGACAATAAAATAAAAATACCATCTTGGTATTGCTTGAAATATGAAACTACATATAAAAAAGTAGAACCAGATATTAAATTAGTTAGTGAAATTAAAATAGATATGACAATATGACGTATAAGTAATATGGTACAGGCGAGAAATACCAAACTTCAGCACCGATGCACAGCATTGACGCAAGCTGGGAAGTCCCTCCGCCTATGTACCAGAGGGGGAGTCATTTCACTAACTCCCCCTCACCTAATTTTTTATGAAAGAAAAGTATAATGACTACAAAGAAAAATAAAGAGATTAGCAATAGTAATTTAGTTGCAGTAAAACCAATTACTGATAGTCAAAAAGAAGTTTTTGCTTCTTGGAAAAAAGATAAGAATCAATTTCTTTTTGGTTGTGCTGGAACAGGAAAGACTTTTGTTTCTCTATATTTGGCACTACAATCAGCATTAGATTTAAAGAGCAAACATGATAAAGTAGTTATTGTTCGTTCATTAATACCTACAAGAGAGATTGGATTTCTGCCAGGCGATGAAGAAGATAAGGCTGCACTTTATCAAGTGCCATATCAAAACATGGTACAGTTTATGTTCGAGCAACCTAATGAACAATCTTTCAATAATCTGTATGACCGCCTCAAGGGTCAGGGTACACTTTACTTTCTATCAACATCTTTTCTAAGAGGATTGACATTTGATAATACTATTGTTATAGTTGATGAATGTCAAAATATGAACTTCCATGAGCTGGATACAATCATTACGAGAATAGGTCAAGATTCTAAAATTATCTTCTGTGGTGATTTTGATCAAACAGATTTACAGAGAACAAATGAAATAAATGGCTTACATAACTTCTTACGTATTCTAGAAGAAATGGATGAGTTTAATTGTACAGAGTTTACAATTGGTGATATTGTTCGTTCTGGTTTTATACGTAGCTATTTGATTAATAAAATTAAACTTGGAATTGGCATGGATTGATGAAGCATACACAACGCCAATGGGATAGAGATGTAGGCATAGGGTCAGTTCCTAATGAATACAAATACAATTGTCCTAAGTGTGAAGACACTGGCGTGATACCTTTCCATAAATTAACTCCAGATACTAAGAAGATAGTTCAAAAAACTATAGCTAATAATGAAACAACAACTAAACTAATAAAATGTGATGAATGTGTAGAAAACTAAATACTACTGATTTATAAGGGAGAACATTCTATGCCAGCACGTAAACACACTCAATGGTTATCACAACCAACAATCGAATATGTAGATAGTCGTATTTACAGCGATTGGAATATCTTTCATGAAGAACAAGAGAAAATCTTTTCTAAATGTTGGATGCCACTATGTCATGAGTCAGAATTAGAAAATCATTTAGATTTTAGAACAGCTACTATTGCTGGTTCTAAAGTAGCAATGATTCGTGACAAAGATAGAGTTGTTGCGTTTCAACATAACTTTCAATCTTTACCAGTGAGTGGTAACTTAGAATCTGACGGTGGTTACGATCACTGGAACTGCCCAGAACTACATTGTGAAGTTAAGTTTGGTGGTATGGTTTGGGTTACAATAAATCCAGAACCTTCTCAGGATGTAGAAGGTTGGGCTGCTGGTGCATTTGATTGTATTCGCCCAGCACTTGACACAGAACCATTGGAAGTGTTCCATTATCACAAAGCAGTTATTGGTAGTAACTACAAACTATGGCATGATACGAACAGTGAATTTTATCACGATTATATGCACTACTTCAATCGTACAACAGGATTCAATGAAGAATACTTTGCACGTAAATGTACGGGCTTTGATAATGGCCACGTTAATGTAGGAAGTTTTGAGGTACAATATACAGCAATGGAGAATGGTAAAGATCGTGGAGAATTAAGTTTTCCTACTTTACCACCCAATCAATGGTACATGATTGATTTATTTCCTGGCATGAACTTCAACTTACGTGGTAGTGCATTACGTACAGACGTTGTAACACCACTAGGCCCAGATAAAGTAATGATAGAGTTTCGTGGATTTGGTCTTAAAAAAGATACTCCACTGGAACGCAAAACTCGTATAGAACATCACAACACAATCTGGGGCCCATTTGGTCGTAACTTGCATGAAGACTTACTTGGTATTCAAGGTCAGGGATCAAGTATGCAGCCTGGCTCAGAACATAGACATATATTACATGGTCGCCATGAAGATGAAACTATTCATGATGAAGTAGGTATGCGTCATTTCTATAATGAGTGGGGTGCTTGGATGGGTCGTGATCCTGCTAACCCAATGAAGGAAAATGCAATTTGGGAAAACCAAGAAGAACTTGTAGCGTAATAAATATTTGATAGGATAATAAAATGAATATTGAAAGATTAAGAGAACAGTTAGAAATAGATGAGGGTGTTAAATATGAAATATATAAAGATCATCTTGGCTACCCTACTTTTGGGATTGGTCATCTTATTTTGGATTCCGATGCTGAACACGGACAAGATACAGGAACCGCCGTTAGTGAAGAAAGAGTCAAAGAAGCCTTTGAAGCCGATCTCATTTCAGTCTTGTCTGACTGCGAATCTCTCTACGGAGACTTTGGAGATTTGCCAGAAGATGCTCAGGAAATAATTGCTAATATGATATTCAATATGGGTCGTCCTCGTTTGTCTAAGTTCAANGGAATGAAACGTGGTGTTGATGCTCGTGATTGGAACGCAGCTGCTGATGAGATGGTAGATAGTGCTTGGTATCGTCAAGTACCAAATCGTGCAAAAAGACTTGTAGAAAGAATGCGTAACGTATAAGTGACTTGACAAATCTAAGTAAATAAGGTATAGTTATATAATGTTTAATCATATGAATGTGGAGTTGCCCCCTATAAGCGCAACAACAACTAATGGTGTTCGTCTTTATGAAACACCAGAAGGAAACAAGTATCCTTCAATCACAACTATTCTATCAGTCCGTAATAAATCTGGATTGATGGAATGGCGTAAACGTGTAGGTGAAAAGACTGCAAACTACATTGCTGGTAAGGCTGCTTCAAGGGGAACTAAGGTTCACCATATGTGTGAAGACTATCTCAACAATGAAAATATAGATCATCATCAAAAACATTTTCTTCCTTGGTGTTTATTTACTCAGTTACAAAAAGTTTTGGTAAATATAAATAATATTCATGCACAAGAAGCTGGACTTTATAGTGATAAATACAAAGTGGCTGGTAGAGTTGATTGTATCGCAGAGTACAATGGTGTGCTGTCTATTATAGATTTCAAAACATCAACCAAAGAACGAAATGACGAATGGAATGAAAACTATTACATTCAATGTTCTGCTTATGCAGAAATGTATGAGGAAAGAACAGGTACAGAAATACACCAGATAGTCATTCTATGTGTAACTGAAGATGGTTCTGTACAAGAGTTTGTAAAAGAGAAATATGATTACCTTAATGCAAATGAAACACCTAGTACAAGTAATGGCGGTGTTTCTGTTAATGGGTTGTCAAACCAACAATAATACTCCCAAAGACATGATATCGCCCAAACCAGTAAAAAGTGAAGTTCAATCATTAGAACAATCTTTAGTGAAAATAAATAAACCAGTTATTTGTGGAGATTCAAATAGAGTTTTAACTTCACTTGTAACAAAATCTGGAGAGCAACCTGTTATGTTATGGGATGATCAAACACATGGTCATAAAATTGTTGTTATGATGAATAAAAAAACAAAAAGTATAACTGTTTTGGAATGGCCTCAACCTAATCTTGCTTGTATGATTTCATCTGGAGTTAATGGTTCATTTAATGGTAAACTAGATCAAAGAAAACAATCTAATTTTTAAAATTGTGATTAAAGGGTATTGACTTTATGAGTTCTGTATGGTATAAATATAATACAATTTGATGATACGAATTGAAGACTGAACTGGACTTGGGGGCAGTACCCAACGCCTCCACCATAAGGACACTATGGATAAGAACGATAGTCAGGGATTTGATCACCCTACAACTCTAAACATGGTGTCCTTATGATGGGGGCGAACTAGGATCGACAGGCTGGAATAGATGAGTGGAGAATTGTCGGATGACTCCGTTATTGGTCAAAACA